GTCATAGTGTACAATAGTCCCAGAAAGCCATATCCAGCCCTCATTGCCCGGTGTTTCTTCTAAGGCGGGGTACACTGTGGATACGATCCATTTCTTGATGTCAGCACGCCTTTCTGGCGTTTTGGTGTTTAATTCTGATTCAAAGTCATCCAGTACAATACCCGTATAACGCACATCTACCTCTGCCCTACCTCTAAGCCTTTGTGATGTACCTTTGGATATGACCCTATCGCCCTTTGGTGTTACCAAATCTTTCTCTGTCCAGCGTTTACCTACACTACCACCATCCATGTTTCCAAAGTAATAGCGTATCATTTTATTGTTTTCAAAGTGTGATCTAATGTATTTCAGGTGGTCAATAGCCTGTGATTGTTCTTCCGATACCCATGCAATGAAGTGTTGTTGGTCATCAGCGGCAAAGCACAGCTTATGCATGATAGCCGCTTTTGCTACTACTGATTTACCGTGACCTCTAGGGATAATGTTACAGATACGAGCACCGGGTGCTGTATCTATCATCTTCTTTCCCATTTCGTAGTGGAAGGGTGCTGATTCAGACTTCTTCAGAAAGTCATTAGGTAGGAACGCCCTACCAAAGTAGATAAGGTTGCTGTATGCTTTTGCTAATACCTCATCTCTTTTCTCCATCTCTGATGGTGGAGGAGTAATATTGAAACTCATTCAGACAATTCTTTTTGTTTTTCAGGCAATATGCCCTGTTCAAATGCCTGTAGCTTCTCTCTACTGAACCCAGAGAACTCCTGTATCAGTGCTACTGAATCTACTTTCTTTTCTGTAGACAGCAAACCAGAGATCTTCATCAGGGTTTCTATCGCTCTGAGTTTGTCATTGTCTCTAACGTCTATCTTGTCAATAACATCTTTAGTTGTTTCCAGTAGGTATCGTTTTGTAATACCCACTTCTGACATTAAGTTTTCTATTTCTTTATCCACTGCCTGCCTCACTGTTTTGTTTTTAAGTAGTAGTGTTGATCTTCTTTCTGCATGATTTAAACTGGTTGTTTTGGGAAATGCTTTTTGATATGCCTCTACAGGATCCATACCATGTGCTACATACTTTGCAAAATGTCTTTTTGCATCTGTCAGGTAGCCACCAGTTTTGACTTGATACCCTGTTTTCTTTGTAAATCTATATATCTCATCTTTGATGGTTCCAACAAAGGGACTTGACCCCCTGTGGTTAAACATCCCAATAACTGTTCTAATATAATTGTTGTCTCTTTTCTTTTTATCTACGAAACAACCCTTCTTCAGTATTTGAACAATCTTACCATCATCGGATACGCACCAGTCTCCCTCTTCTGCCTGTTTCCAATCGGTAATCAATGGAGTGTCAGGATGAGCCTTACGGAACTCTTGTTCTGATTCGTAGGCGTAGTGCTTGACTCCCTTTATGGTGCGAGTCAGTGCCAAATCAGTTTGGTTCCTGATCGTCCAAAAGGTTCAGGTCTAGTATCTCTAACTCTGGCATGTTCTTCATGCGGTACAACAGTTCGGATAGGAGACCTATTTGTTTTGAATTGGGGTCTATGAGATCAGTAAGCTTTAGCTCGTTTGATATCTCACGGCAACGCTCTAGATTATCATAAACATTGTCAATTTGAAAGTCATTCATTCTGGCCCTCTGATATAATGTACGGTTTCTTTCCATGATTTAATTTAATAACACTTGACATCTAAATGGTAGATAATATATATTTAATTAAGTTTGTTTAGTTTGTTGAAGTTTTTCATAATAGTACTATAGTATATATAGTATAATAGTATATATTATATATATATTATATATATAGTACTATAGTATATATAGTAAGTAGTATATATAGTAAGTAGTAAGTAGTATGTATAGTATATATAGTACCCGCCTAGTATTTTGTAGTACCCGCCCAGTAAAAAATCCAAAAAATTCCAAAAAAAAATATTAGTATGTGTGTCCCTCTTTTATTTGACGTACGTACCCCCCACATGCGTTTCGCCGTTGGAAAAATTGTGTTGAAAAACTCGATTGACTTACACCTTATAATTTAATTACACAATTCATTATTATTTTGGAACTAAAGTAGCTTACATAGATATATACAGTATAGAGTTTTTTGACAATTTTTAGAATAGGCCACTGGTCGTGAACTATACGGTCAATGCGTGAGATGCCGTAGCCAGTAGCCGCCCTATAATGACCAATGTACTATAGGGTAATCAATTTACATTTCTTAATTAAAAACAACATGGAGAATAAAATGCAAAATGCACTTTCAATAGTAACTAACCCTAGTAATATCATTGATGTTGAAACAGTAGACAAGCCTATGATAGTCAATTCTTTTGACTCTTCATTAGACCCGTTTACAGAGATACAGAAGTTACCACTATCTACAGAATACGGCGGTATTTCTAAAGCTCATTCAATTCGTATGATGTTGAAAGGAAAAGATACTGAACTTGGTATTGTTAAAGAAAACTACCTATGTATTTCTAACAAGGAAATATCTGAGGTAGGCTCTGAAATTCGTACAGCTTCTAACATGAACTGGGAATTACAGAAAGTATTCTTTGATGGTAAAGTGTTTAGGGAAACATGGTTATGTACAGACGGTGGCCTACAGTCAGAAGTTCCAGTAGTTGGGGACGTAGTAGGCTTAGTTATGGAGATTATCAATAGTTATGATTCCAGTACTAGGGCCGGTATCTTATGCTACTTTATGAGACTTGAATGTCTTAATGGCATGAGGTCTAAGGCTCATCAGTTCGGATACTCATTTAGACATTCCCTAAATAATGAGCTCAACTGGCAATCTGAGATTAACCAGTCAGTATTACAAATTACTGGCAATAACCCTCAGTACATGCTTAGCCAATTTGCTGGAGCTTGTGGTAAATTACAGAAACCGATTGATTTTCAGGAATTGAAAGTAATTTCAGAAAACAATGCTTATCTTGGAAAGTTACCAACACAGCAATACGGTCAGATTGTTAAGAACATGCTCACGTCTAAGGATTATCCTCAAGATGGGAACCAGTTCACAGCATGGGATTTACTTAACTCTGGTACTGAGATACTATGGCATCAGAAAAAGATAACTCAGGGAGCTATCAAGAACAATGCTCTAGTAGTTGATGGACTTCTACAATATGGTAAAGATACATACGATGCACCATTTGTAGACCCTAATCAAACTGACATGTTCCAGTCATAACACAAAACAGAGATGGGGAGCAGAAATGCTCCCTTTTCTCTATTTTTTTTTATTTTTGTAATTTTTTTTTATTTTAAAAAATTTTTTATATATAATAATATAACTACTTAACGAAGGTAACTCATTATTTTATAACTACTTGACGGAGGTAACTCATTATTTTATATGGTTTTCTATTGATTGTATAAATAAAGGGGGACTCATAGCTAAAACAATTCATATAATACGAGGTAATTTGTGTAAGTAAACTTGCTCTCATAAATAAACTATATTATATAGTTTCAAAGAATACCACAACCCCCACACACAACCCCCCAAAAAAAAGTTTATATTTTTTTTAAATACTGGGAACTTTTTTACAGTTAAATAGTATAGTATATATAAACAAAAAAGGTAAAATATGCACACAAAACAATTAAAAAATAAAACGGCGTATGGATGCAAACTGAGAAAGATGAACGATGACACATACAGACTCAGAAAAAATATAATGAGTATAATATATGATGCGAATAGGATAGTAAAAGAATATAATGGTTCAAGGCTTCCAAGAGTGGAGGTGAGGATAGTAAAACAGAGTAAATGTGAAACTGAAAAAGTTTATGGATACGCTTATTTAGGAAAAAATATAATTCATATAAGAGAAGATGTGGCAGAGAAAAACAGTTCATCTCTATATCATACCACATATCACGAGCTAGTACATACCTTATTTAATCAGGGACATGATGAAAACTGTAAATTGATGAAAGAGAGAGGAACAAGACTTAATAAAAAAGAGTCAGAGAAAATATTTTTAGAGTACTATAAAAAACATAATAACTAAAAAACTTTGGAACTTTCCGAAAATCGGAGAGTATAACAAGAAACAAACGGAGAAAAAAACAAATGTACACAACAGAAACAGCAACAACAAGAACAGCACTAGACAAATACAAACAGAATCTAAAAGTTGATTACAATAATGTATGGAGTTATGAAACAAAGGTTGCAGAGATAGACCACAAGAACAGAACAATTACACCTCTTGGGTGGTGGTCTGTAACTACGTCAAAGCATATAAATTACGTAGGTTCTGAGTACGGATACAAAGTACAGAAAGTAAACTAACTTACAGAAATTAAAGGGGGTGTGTAATGCACCCCCTTTGGGAGAAATAAAACAAATGAAGAAAGTAAAAGAATTAGACAAAGATATTCCATTTGAAAAAATAAATGTTAAGATGTTAAATAGTTTAGATTATGGAACTGATATCGAATTAGACAAAAATTTTAGTTTGTACAAACATTCCGAAGAGGATATGATAGACATATTTCATACTGAGACTTGGACAGATATGTATGCGGTGTCTTGGGATTGGGATACAAACAAAGACGATTCAATACAATTTGAAAAAGTGTATGATGATGAGGAAGAAATATTTTAGAGAGGAGTAAAATAAAATGACACATACAGAAATACAAGAGATACACAGAAAACTTGCACTTCCTACAATAAGGAATGAATCAGGTAAAATAATACCTACGGAGTTTTCTGAGAAAGAATTGAGTTTCATAATATTTGAAATGATGCACGAAATGAGAGAGGAGAACAGAAGAAAGTCAGGTTCTGTAATACAGAAGAATTGGAACAAGATGAGCAAAAAAGAAAGAAATAATTTGGAACTTTAAATAATTAATGTAGTTAAATAGATAAACAAGGGAGTAAAACAAAATGAAAACATTTAAACATTTGTCTAATAAAGAATTGGTTGATACTATTAATGAAAGGTATGCAAACGGGTTAAACGATGATGATTATGTAAAAGAATTATGTAGAAGAAGGGATAAACAAGGTTTTAAAATAGTAACTAGGTGGGATACATACGAAATAATAGAAAATTAATTTGGAACTTTTAAATAATAGTGTAGTTAGATAAGTAAACAAGGGAGTAAATAATGAGTAATAAATATAACGGATGGACAAATTACGAGACTTGGAACTTTAATTTGTGGATAAGAAATGATGAGGAAGACCACAGCCACGCTTTAAAAATGGCGTTTGATTCTGAGCATGAATACGAACTCAGTAAAAGACTAAAAGAGTGGGCAGAAAATATGGCTGACGATTGCATAAGTACAGAAATTGGTTTCATTGTAGATATGATTTACAGTTCTATAAAAGAGGTTAACTTC